CGGCCTGAAGCGATGGAGGATAGCGTCACACATCTCTTGGAGATCTTCCAGACTAGCGCATATCAATGGCCAGCCAGAGGTGGTTGATGCCGGGAGTATTTGTGGCCCGCCCTGAGGGAATCGAACCCCCGACCCACAGCTTAGAAGTCAGATGCTCCAACGCTTATTTGTGCCATTTAATCAAAACCTTGCAGGCCTCTCCCTGCGCTATTGATTCACTGGTTGTTGCCGTATAAGTGCTTGATTCGATTGAAAGTGACTGCTTTGAATAGCGCAGCAATTCAGTCCTTCAGGCGCGACTGCTCTTGGATCACTGGCTCGTCTTCGAGCATCGTGCGCAGCGATTCGGCCAGGATCAAGGCCGTCGACGACGAGCCTTGCCGGAAGTAGTCGTGCGTCCGCAGCGCGAGCGCGCGCAGCCTCGCTACCTCCCACAGCAGTGCGCGCACGTCAGACGAATCCGGGTTGCGATCCTGGATCGCTTTCAGATCAACCTTCGTAAGCGCGCACTTGAACCGCATGGCTGGAATACTGTTCATCCATACAGTGTAGCAGCCGCTGCATGCAGCCTGCCTAATTTTGCCTCTCATCAAGCGCCAGCGGCTTCCCCTGCCATACTTGGCGCATGGAGAAACGAACAGATCACCTCACCGCGACCTATGTCGATCTGGCAGCAAATGTTGCGGCCGTCTTCGGCCTCGATGTTGGCTTGCGCGTTCTCCAGCCGACGACGCCTTTGCACGTGGTGCAGCGCGTTCTAAGTGATGAAGGGCCGCGACGCCGCGGCGCCGCGCCGATAAAATCTGACAAAGGATGATGATGGACAAAGAGAACGGTGGCGACCTGGGGGAACTCCCAGAACGACCCAGAGTGGATATTTCGGAGGCCGATCTGGCGCTACTGGAGCGGGCGGCACGCGCGATCGGCGCCGTGAGCGTTGAAGTGGTCGATGGCGAAGGCTACGTCAACCTGCACTTCGCCGACGGCTCGGTCGTGCACAGTTGGAATCCACTCATGTTCAGCGGCGATGCGCTCGACCTGGCCATAACACGCCGACTTGAGATTTATATACACGAGAAGGACACCAGCGCGATGACCGCCGATCTGACGTTAGCAAATGAGCCGCACGGCAAAGACGCCGGCGCCGCTACCCGTCGCGCCATTACACGCGCGGCTGGCGAGGTGGAGGTCTAGCGCCCTACCTCGGTCAGGCGGAGATCCTCTACGCGCGGCAACCGAGAAGTCGGGATTTATCACTGCAGCTCTTGCTGGAGTACGACACAACTCACCGTTGCGCATATGTGACAGACACGTCTATCACCAAGCTAATAGTTCCTCCACCCCTCGATATCATGTATATTTCCCAACATTTTCCGGGACATAAATGCACTCGAAGCTGGGTCGGATCGAAAGCATCGACGCAATGCGCGTGCTCGCAATGCTCGCAGTGATCCAAATTCACACACCTTGGTACTCGAAGGTCAATGTTACGACCCTAGACGCGGGTGCGATCGCAGATCAACTTGCGCGGTTCGCTGTGCCATTCTTCTTTGTCATATCGGGCTACCTGTGGGCATCCCGTTCCTTCTCTGCTCAAGATTACTGGGTACGATCGGTGGCTACAAGCAAGCGGGTGATAATGATATTTTTATTTTGGTCACTCATATACGCTATTGGACCTTCTCTATACGTAATCAGACAGGAAGGAATAGCCAGCTTGCTTGTGAATTGGCTAGGCATTGTATATCCGTTCGATCCAGTAAGATTCCTTACAGCCGTTTTGCAGGGCACTAAGAATCATCTCTGGTTTTTACCGGCGCTTGCTATGGCAACCCTTATTAGTGGTGCATTGCTTGCGAGAGGCCGAGAGCTGACACTATTCGTATTGGCGATTTCACTTTTTTCTATAGGCCTCGCTGGCACTGCCTATTCCGATTCCCCATATGGATTTACTTCGACCTTTAATTTCAGAAATGGTCCGTTTTTTAGTCTAATCATGTTCACAAGCGGCTATGCAATTCACCGTTACGGCCAAAGTTTTGCATTACTCCCACTAGGAATAGTGATGACTTTCGGTGGGGTTGCACTTCAGCTATGCGAAACAACTTGGATTTATGACCGATGGGGCACCCCGCTTTTACACGACTATACTGTGGGAACATATTTTTTTGGTCTAGGCATGAGTATTATCGCGCTATCTAATACACCTTACTTACGTGTGAAAGCGCTAGCATCTGTCGGCCCGCTCATTCTGGGCGTATATGCATCGCATTACTATTTTGTAGAGCACGTACGCTGGCTAGATGGAATTGTAAACAATCCTTACCTTCGCGCACCTGCTTACCTAGCAGTAGTCTTTCTCTTATCGTTGGGGACTTCATTTATACTTGCCCGATGGAGCGTAACAAAACAATTTGTCACCTGACTCTGCAGCTCGTATTACAACGTTGGTAGCACTTCGACCAACGGCTTTATTTCGCGCTTGCTTGGCATAATATCTACGGAAGAAAAATGTTTCAAGCGCTGCTAAATTGGCTTAACCCACGCCACGAATGGATCCTATCCGAAGACCTTGAACGCCGTTATTGCAGCGTTTGCGGACGTAGGGAGCAATACCTCGACGGTGACGAGTGGCATGGCTTTTATTGGGAGATGACGCGAGCTGGAGACAAGCATGCTCATGCTTCCTGAATCTCGTATCAATTTGCCCTTTCGATGAACTGATACGGACCCCTCCTCTACTGCCTGGCCTCGGCGCTGTTTCACCGAGGCCAGGCCTGGACCGTCTTCGCATGCCGCGCTGCGCACTCCGCATACTGGCGCAGCAGCACGATTGCCCAGATCTGCCATGCGTCGTAGTCGTCGGCACTAGGCCGCTCAATCACCGGGCACGGCGCGGCCAGCGCGCTATCGAGGGATGCTTTTGTTGGCGGCTTCGATTGCAGCGTCGAGGTTGCGCACGCGGTCAGCATCAGGCACGCAATCAGCAGGGAGAGGTTTCGCATTGCGCAGCTCCTTTGTGAGCGCCGACATTCGCGGCGCCAGGGTGGATTGAATGGCGGCGAACTCGGTGGCCGCCTGGGTAATGCGCGCGGCGTCGACCTGCAGCGTGGTCAGCGCCAGCTCCGACTGGCTGCGCATGGTTTCCGCGTGCGCGCGCTGCAACTCGGCGATCTCGGCGCCATGCCGCCAGCCGTTCGTGAGCCAGCCGGCCGCGCCGGCCAAGGCCATCGCCAGCAGCAGGCCCAGGCCGCCCGCCAGCGCGCGGTACTGGACCGGGATCATGACAGCCCTTTCAGGCAGAGTTCGCGCTCGGCCTGGCGCCGCCGCGTGAGGCCGCGCACTTCTTCAAGCACCTTGCGCTTCACGACCTTGCCGTTGGCGTCTTTGACCTGTCTGCCCCAGCTGTCGAGAAGCGGGCGCATCACGCTGATCTTGTTCCACGCCACCAGCGCATTGCACGCACCGACCATGTCGCCCGCGTTCGTGCGATGCGCCATGCTCGAGCTGCAGAACCCGCTCACGCCGATGTTGTAGGCGACGTCGACGAAGGCCACCTTCTGTCCATCGGTCAGGCGCGCGAGCGGGATGCACATGGCGATGCCGGCGGCGTGCCGCTCGAGGTCGCGGTCGAGCTGGGCGCGGCACTGCGCAGGCGTGTACGTCTTGCCCCAAGCCGCGTTCTCGGTGGCGCCGGTGCAGTACGTGAGCACACCTGCGATGTCGCGGTAGGTGGTGAGCTTGGTGCCCTCGAACGGTGGAGTGAATGTGAACAGTGCGGCCGCAGCGATGGCGCCGACCAGTGCAGCCAAGCCGCCGGGCCGCTGGATGGTTGCGCCCTTAACCATTGCCGGTCACCGACGGTTGTGCCACGACGCGCGCGATCGCGGCGCCGAGCGAGGTCAGGCCCGCGGCCACCACCAGGATGGGCGCGGTGCCGCCGGCGTACAGGTGCATGCCGGCCTCGATGGCCGATGCGAAAGCGGCCAGCAGCGAGAAGCGTACCGACCAGAGTTTCGGGAACTGCGCGCGTGCGTCGTCGATGAAGTTCATGGCTTTTCCAGTGGAGGGGATTGCGGTTTCGATTCCAGGCTTTGCAGCTGCGCCAGGGACTGTGCCAGGCGCAGCAGGTTCATTTGCGCGCGCTTTCGAGAGCGGTGATGCGGAGCGCATTCGTATCGTTCACGCGTTGCACGGCGAAGATCGCATCCCGCATTCCGTCAAGCCGGATGTCCCTGTCGTCCAGGCGCTTCTCCAGCTTCTGGTTGGTCACGATCAGCTGATCGAGCTTGCTGGATTGGGCCGACGAATTCCAGCCGAGCGTGGCCATGAATATGGCGGACGCCGCCGCGCCGGAGATAAGCCAGGGCAAGGGCAATTTGAGGTCAACAATACGAGATGGGGCTGGGGTGGGCATGTATCACTTTCAGTGGGCGTAAAAAAACCCACCGAGGTGGGCTGGGTAATGCGGGTCAGCGGGAAGTCCGCGGGGTCAAAGCGCTGCAGCGGTGATGAACAGTTCGTCGAGCGCGTCGTCGTCGAGGCCCAGCGCGGCGCCCATCATCACGACGAGTGGGCTGTTGCGGGCGACGACGCTCGAGTAATCCCACTCGATGCGTGCCGCCTCGCTGTCCGGGCTCGGCAGCGAATCGATCGCCGCGTCGACCTGGCCCAGCACGCCGCGCCCGAGCAGAGCCAGACGCGCTTGGCGCATGCTGACCTCCTGCGGCACCACCGGCGCGACTGGAGGTACTGGCAGCAAAGGGATCAACTCGACCCCGTCGCGTGCGTCATTTGCGCGGTAGGCGACCCATTCTGTTGCGATGGCCTCGTCGACGACAATCATTCGACTGGCATGCGCGGCCACTGCGGCCTGCAGGTAGCATCCGTCCAATGTGCCATCGGGCAAATAGGTGACATATCGATTCATCAGGAAACCTTTTCGATGAAAACTTGCGTGAAAATTTCAGGGCCCGTCGAATTGGCCGGAAATCCAAGCCCGTAATTTGCGATGTTTGTACTTGTCCAGTGTCGAACTTCAAAGACCCTGGTGCTGGCGATGGTGAATTCGCACTGCCCGATAAAAGAAAATGAAGTTGGCGCCGTACCGGCGCTGTTTGTTGAGCTTCCTGACCCGATCCTCGTTTGCCCGCCATCAGTTACATCCCACAGATACGCCTGGTGACTTACCGAGCTAGCTGGCACGATTGCTTCGAACCGATAAGTGCCGGCTGGCAGAGTGATTTGGTTACTGGCCAGGCTTGCGCCGGCAATGCTGTTCTTGACTACAGTGTTAAGGTCGCGCCGGCCCCACGTGCCCGCAAATGCTGTCCCACCTTGGCTTCCCGAGGTTTTCTCATCGCGCACGCAAAGAACTTGCGTCAGTGAGCCAGAGGCCCCCTGATCCCCGGCTCGCTGAAAATGCAGAATGAGCGTGTCGCTGTTGGCGAAAGGGTTGGCAGAGCTACCCCCGACGCAGACGACACTCATGTTGCGGTAGCCCGAAGGCGCAGCACGGGCCGTCACGTTGAACAGCAAGAACTTCGACGGATCGGTCGCCTTGGTGAGCCGGATCGAGCCTTTCGTCTGACCCGTGGATGCATCGAACGTATCCAGAATGGTGCTCACATCTACGCCACCGGAAATTACGTCGAGCCGCATAACCGTGGCCGCGTTCTGGGTCGCGCTCGAAAGTCGCAGCCGGCCTGCACCAGGATCCGAATCGGCAGTAGCTGTGTCGAATCCAAACGTGAGGGCATACGCGCCACCAGCGGCCGCCGCGCTCATGTTCGCTTCGGTCGCGTTGGCCTGCGCCCCCCAGATCGGCAGGTCGCGCATCAGTCCTGACATTTTATTGTCAAAGTCCAGCTGATCCTGCGACTGGTCCGGCATCTGAGCCGGGTCGAGCAATACGGTAATGGTCATACGGTTCCTTCAATTTGCATTGACATGTTCCAGCGGGATTTGCCCTTGACCACAGGCTTGAGACTCGAGTAGCGACCGTACGCAATCGCCAGGCCATAGTTGAGCGACCCGACCCACACGATCGGCCGCTGCCGGTACTCGGCCAGCAGCTCGTAGACCGCATCGACCCGCGATGCATCCACATCGACGTCGGCGCTGATCCGCTTTGCCCAGTTCCGGATCTGGGTTTTGCTCGTGCCGTCGAAGTTGAACGAGGTGTCCGAGAAATCCTTGATCTCGGCGCCGAGCGTCATCAGGGTCTTGCCCAGGTCAGCGGTCGGCCCAATCGCGCACATGCCGCACTTGGCCGTTCCACCTGGCTTCTTGATCGCGATCGTGATCAGGGCGTTTGCGAATGGTGGCAGCTTCAGGCTGACCGCCCAGGTCTTCCGGCGGATCCGCTTGAAGCTCCAGTTGAAGAAGCTCGACCCCGACGTCGACACCTTGAGCGACTGTTCTTCGCGGTAGGCCAGGCCCTTGCTCCGATCGACCACGGACACCCTCACCTCGCCTGCGTCGACGTTGCCGATGTAGAAGCCCTGGCTGATCACCTGGGCCGAGGCCACGATGATGATTTCCTCAGGGTTCGAGGTCTGGGTGTTGTTGTACTGGTCGAGCATGGCCCACCGATTGGCCGCGCCGCGCGGTGCCCAGGCCGCCGTATTGTCCAGCGCCTTGCCGACATTGCTGGCGACAAGGGACTGGAACACGTTGTGACTGCCCGGGTCGTAGACCAGCGCATCTTTCGCGTACGTCGTGGCCGCGTTGTAAGCCGGTTCGACGATCGGTACATTCGAATACACCAGGCCCGCGCCGGCGCTGATTACCTCCCCGGCGTCGAGCAGGACATACGGTGCCCGGCTCAGGTCTGCCGGGTCGTACGTGACGCGCAGCACGTTCGCCGGCGCCATCTGCTGCACTCCATTCCGGTCGTAGTACGGCGCCGGGGCGGCGCGCGCGCAGGTAACGTCACCCAATGTGACGGGTTCGATGATGTCCATCAGGCTCCTTTAAGCGGTTGCGGCCTCGGTGACGAGAGGCTTGCGGCCGTTGACTACGTCATCCAGGTGGCTCGCGGTGTTGCTGGTGTGCGTGGCAACGGCCAACATACCGTCACGGATGACCTCGCGCAGTTCGACGTTCTCACGCTGCTGCGCTTCGATCGCGGTCGACAGGCGCGCCACCTCCGCCGCAAGGGCCTCGGCATTACCGTTCGGGTTGGCCAGACGGCGCATCAGCTCGCGGTTGTCAGCCGCGGGCATGATGCGCTCGCCCTCGTGGATCATTGCCGGCATGTCGGTCTTGACGTAGTTGGTACCGACTGCGAAGCCCGGCAGCTTGCTCGACGCATCCTTCTGCGCCGCCTTCAGCCAGTCCGCTTTCTCCGCCTCGCTCATCGTCGGGCCGTAAGCCTTCATCCAGAACTGCAGACCCTCGGCATCCGGCGCCCGGCCCAGCACGCCTTGGTACAGCTTCCGGAGATCGGCTTCCGTCGAGTTGGCAATGCCGCCCACGATCTGATCGATCGGCGCGCCGCTGGCGGCAGCGTTCTTCCACCACTCCAAACCAGCGGCATCTGGCGCACGGCCCAGGTTCTGCTGGTAAGCGTTGTTGATCGCCGCGCCGGCCGACACAACTGGATTGGCGTTTGCCGCTGCCATGGCGCCCTGCAGCGCCTTGATCGCCTGCTCGATCGACAGGCCGATGGTGCTAATGCCCTTCAGGACGTCGATCTGATCCTGGTGGCGCGCGAGCATCGCGTCGAGCTGCTTGACTTGATCCTCGGCGACCTTCAGGTTCTTCTCTTCGACCGTCAGCGCACCGTCGGTCAGCTTGGCCAGTTCGGCCAGGTCGCCCTGGGCGCCGAACAGGTCGCGCTGATAGTCCTGGTACGTGGCGTAAGCCGCTGTCGATGGACCATTGCCGATCTTCGACAGCGACTTCTGCAACGCGTCCGCAGCTGGCAGTGGGCCGCCAGCCTTGGCGATCACCAGGGCCGCGCGCACTTCCGCCATCCCGCTGTAGCGATCCTCCTCCTGCTGCTCCGGAGACCGCATACCGTCGAGCGAGCTGCGCAGCGCGGACGACATGGCTTTCAGGCTGTTGACCGCTTCGGTCCGCATCTGAATGTCTTCCTGCATCGCCTTCTTCTGGCGATCGGTGACGCGCTGGAGCACGCCGTACGCGGCATCGACGCCGCTCAGCAGCGCAGAAGCATTCGCCTTGACTTGCTCGGTCGCCTTGGTGACGGCTTCGAGCGCATCCGCTTCGTCCTCCAGGGCGAAGACACGCTGCTGCAGTGGGCGCAGCGATGCGTCCAGCCCTGCCAGTTCCAGTGCACGCGTGGTGGCAAGCGCTCCGGACTTGTCGCCCAGCAGCTCCATGATCCGGATTTCAAGCTCGCGCTTACCGCTGGCCAGGTCAGCTGCTTGCTCGAGCGTTTCCTTGTCGACGTCAGCGATCTGCTTGAACGTCGGGGCGATCTGCATCAGCGTGGCGTACGCGCGCGCGCCAGCCTCGGTCGTCAGGTCCAGCCCGGTGACCACGCTGCGGAACTGCTGCAGCGCGTCCTCGGCGCCCGTCTTGATGCCGAACTGGTCGAGCGCCGGGGTGATGCGCGTGCGCAACGAGTCGGCCCGCTCCTTGCTGGTGTAGAAGTCGGCAAGGAACTGGTCTGCCCCGGACGTGAATTCGTCCAGGCCGCCGACCAGGTCGATCAGGCGCTCGCGCGCGCCGACCGACTTCAGGCCGACTGCGTCGAACGCCATGCCCAGCGAATCCGTGACCACGGTGACGGCCTGGTAGTTGGTCGCCACACGGGACAGCGTCTCGAGGTAGCCTTCGCCCACTTTCTGGAACTGGCCCAGGCCATCGACGCCAAATGCGGCCAGGTCGTCGCCCACCTTGGAGAAGACCGCCGACAGCTCTTCCTGGATCTCGGCGCCGGTCAGCCCCTTCAGGCTCACCTTGCCGATGTCGACCACGAACGAACTGAGCTTGGCAGTGAAATCATCGCCGCCGATGCCGATCAGGCTGCCGGCCTCGATCACGGTCTCATAGAGCGACGTGAGCACGCCCGCGATCTGGCGGTTACCCTCGGCGCCCAGGCCCTCCGCCTGGCTGCTCATGCTCGAGCTGGAGAACCAGCCACCCGACTTCTTGATGTCTGCGTATTGCGACGCATCAACACCACCGTTCAGGATGCTCTCGAACGTGGCCTTGTCCATCATGAAGCCGGTGTCTTCCACCGTCTTCTTGCCACCGAAGATTGCGCTTCCGATCTTGCTGAAGAAATTGCCGTCCTTGGTGGCGAAGTCGCTGCCGAAGTCGCCAGCCACACCGGTGGACTGCACCAGGAACGATGCGAATTGCCCGATGCCCGCCTCGATGTTGCGCAGCGAGGACAGCATCCCGTCGCTGATGCGCAGGCCCTGGAGCGTGGCGCCCTTGATGCCCTCAATCGAGTTGGCGATCGATTCCGACTTGGCCGAGCTGTCGCCCAGCACGGTGCCGGTGCCCTGCTTCTCCTGTCGCTGCTGCGACAGAGGGACGCTGCTGCCGCCCACGCTGCCCATGATGCTCGCGCCGACGGCAACGACAGCAGCCAGCGTGGCGGCACCGGCCGCCAGGTTCATCGGGAATGGCAACGACGCGAGCGCCTTCACCACCGCCGTAACGCCCCAGGCGCTTGCCTCGGTTGCAGCCAGACCGGTGGAAGCCGTGGTGGTCGCCGCTTCAACGCCTAGCTTCTGAGCGTTGAGCGCTACATTGGCCGCCACTTCGGTCTGCTTGAAGAAGATTTTCTTCGCCGTCGACTGGATCGTCATTGCCAGCTCGGCAGCGCGGTATGCTCGCTCGACGTTGGACAGCACGCCGTAGCCCTTGCTGCCCTCGGAGAAGAAGCCCTTCGCCGCAGCGGCCATATCGCCGTATCCGCTCAGGCGCGACTTCACTTCTTTCGAGTTGATGGCAGCATTAGCGTCAGCCAGCCCCTTGGCGTCATTCGCATACTTGACCGATGCATCTTGGCGAGCTTGATCCACCTCTGCTTGACGGATGCCGTATGCGTCAAGCGCGCTGACCAGCTGCGTCATCGAATCGCCAGCCGCGCCGAACGCGCCTTTGAGCGCATCACCGAACGTCTGCGCCTTGGTCGGATCGAGGAACTTATCGAGATCCTCCCCGGCTTTTTTGGCCGCGTCGAACCCCACCTGTTTCACGGCACCCTCGCGGACCGCTTGCGCACGCTCGCGCAGCGCGGCAGCTTCCTTGCGGTATTCATCCGCCAGCGCGCCGGTGATGTCCAGGCCCTCGGCAGCCCAAACTCGCTCTTCCGCACGCAAGGCCAGGCCCTCAATGCGCGTTGCATTCAATTCCCCGAGAGCATCCTTCGCGAGACCAATCTGATCGTTTTCGTCGCGCTGCGCCTGCAGGTCCTTGGTCGCCTTGTCGGCGCCGGTGCTCGCGCCGTCGAGCGCCTTCTGGTACTTCTCGAGCGATTTCAGGCGCTCATCTTCGGCCTGCTTCACGAACTGCTGCTGGCCGATGTAAGTCTCGACCGTGTCGACGTAATCCTGCAGCGACTGCTTGCCGCCCTTGTAGCCGTCGTACAGCTTGTTCAGGTTGCTGTAAAAATCCGCATCGATGCCGACGCTCTTGCCATTGATGCGGTCGACCAGCGCCTCGTATTCCTTCACGGCTTTCGCGGCTTCCTGCGCGGCCTTCTTCGCTGCCGCTTCATCAACCTCGCCAGGCAAAGATGGCTTCGGCTTGTCGCCATCACCCGTGGTCGGCGGGACAACTGGCACGGTCCGACTGGCCAGGCGCGCACGATATGCCTTCTCGAACTGATCGGACGGCGCGCCATTTAAATCCTCGACGCTTTTCCGCCCGTCTGCGATAGCCTGTTTCAGATCCGAGTACGACTTCTTGACGTCCTTGAGGCCATCGCCTCCTTTAAGCGATTCGTAGACAGCTTCCACCGGACTGATCAGTGCGATGTCATTTGCGATAGCGAAGCCTGCCCGAACACCTTTCAGTACATCCCATGCGACGCCGGTCGACCGCGCAAATGTAGCTACCGCGTCAGCCGCCTTTGCGAAGCCCAACCCGAGATCGTCAGCCCAAGACGACCACTCGCCTTTCTTGATGGGAGCCTGCTGCTTGAAGACGTCAGAGAAGGCGCCGGCCACGTCCCTAAGCGCTGGAGCCAGTGCAACGGCAGCTGACGTGGCGAGGCTTTTCACTTCGATTTTCAGGAAGCCGGTTTGATCTTGAAAAGCAGCGGCTGCGGCCGCAGCTTCGCCCGAGGTGCTTGCTACCCCGTCGTAGTTTTCCGACAGATCGTTCAAGAATGGCAGTAGATCCGCCCCCGACTTGCCGATCAGGTTGTTCATCAGGGCCGTTTTGCCCGCGTCGTCGCGGTAGTTCTGGAGGCTTTTGGAAGCATCAACCAGGACTACGGATGGATCGCGCAAGTTGCCTGCGGCGTCTCGCGATGAGACGCCCAGCGTCTTGAGGGCTTTCTGGACTTTGTTGCTGTCGTCATCCAAGCCCGCCATGCCGCGCGACAGCTTAACAATTGCAGCGTCGACACCGCTCATATCTTCGCCAAACACTACGGCAAGCTTCTGGATCTTGGAGAGGCTTTCGACCGACGAGCCGGTTTTTTGCGCCATGCCGTCGAGATCGGCCAGGTCATTCAGTGCATCACCGACCATCACGGCACCGGCGGCGGCGGCCGCCGCGACAGCTGCAGCAACAGCCAGAAAAGCGACTTTGGCGCCCTCGGCCAAGTCGGCCAAACTGCCGAACGAAGATTCGCCGGCCGCCTCTTGCTCGCGCAGCTTGGCGATCATTTCGGCCGCGGCATCGCTCACGCCCAGCTGCTCGGCGCGCAGGGCGGCCAGCTCGGATGCGGACTTGCCGATACCCTCGGTGCGCGAGCGTAGGCTGTCGAGGAACTTGGTCGAGTCGTCGAGCTTGCGCTGGGCGTCAGCCGCAAGCGCGCTCTTCTTCGTCATCTCGTCCAGCTGCTCCAGGTACGGACGCAGCGCGTTGACGTTCAGGCCGCGCGCGTTCGCCAGCGCCTCGTAGTACTGAGCCGAGCCTTTGGCGCCTGCATTCATCGTCGCCAGCGTGCGCTGGATCGAATCGGCCATGCTCTTAGTTGCGCGGTCCATACGGCCTGCAGCCACGCCAGCGCCGTCGCCGGCCGACTCCATGCCTGGCGTGCTGGCAACGCCCTCCAGGGCAGCCGTCGTCTTCTTCGCGCTGGCCTCAAGGTTGTCGAGACTCTTGCCGGTCTTGGCGGTTGCGTCTTCGACCTTGCGCAAGCCAGCCTCGACGCCGCTCGCGTCGGCTGTGATCATGATTGTTGCGTTGTTGACAGTATCGCTCATGTCCCGCCCATAAAAAGAGCCACCCGTAGGTGGCGGTCCTGCTGGTTATTCTTTGCGCATCGCCTGCAGCGCCGCGGATTCCATGACGCGAACATCGGTCATCAGCTCCTGCCAGTCAGCGCGTGGCGCGTCGATCATGCGCAGCGCCACCGGCAGCGCCGCGTAGTCCAGACCGGTGGGCCCGGCCATCCCGATCCGCCATTGCGTGTCCATCGCGCAAAACAGCAGATAGGCTTGGTAGTTCTGCGGCCAGATTTCGCAGGACGTTGTCACGTCTTCACGGGTCAGGCCGGCCACCTCCAGCTCTGCGTCGGTGGGGCCTGACTCGTACATCGCCGTGGCAACGTCCTTTAGTTTTTTGCGCGGGCGCCCGTCAGTTCGGCGATGAACGTATCCAGCACCGCGCGCGCCGCGCTGATGTATTTCTGGGTCAGCTTTTCGACGCCGGCTTTGTTGAACTGCTCGTCGAGATCCCAGCCGCGGCTGATATCCATCAGCGCATCGACGTCTTCGGCGCCCTTGAGGCCATCGACGAATTCCTTGAAATCGTCGCGCGGCATCCAGGCGAATTCCCATTCGACGTCGGCAGTCTTGCCGCCTGGGACTGGGATGGCGACGATAGCCTTGAAGGTTGCTTCGCCGGCCAGGGAGAGTTTTGCTTTTGCCATGATGATTTTTTCTTTCAGGTGTGAGTACAAAAAAAGACCCGCGAGGCGCTACCCCGCGGGCTGGGAAAAGGCCAGCGCCGACCATCCGGCGCCAGCTGGCAACACAGATCAGTAGCGAACCACCTTGTTCTGCAGCGAGAAGACGGACTTCACCGCCATCACACTGCCCTTGGCCAAGCTCGGCGACTCGTTGAACGAGCAGTAGCCGGCGTACAGAAGCACGCCGCCGCCCGGGAGCATGCCGCGCAGGCAGGTCAGCGCGACGCCATCCGAGATTTTCTTCAGGGCGGCGTGATGCGCCAGCGACTTGTCGTCGGCGGTCGTCAGCGTGACGGTGGTTGCGGTGAAGCCGTCGGGCAGCATGACTGGCATGTCGCTGTCCAGCAGCGGCACTTCGACGTTTTTGCCATCGCCGCCGGAGATGTCAGCACTGACCACGCCGGTGACTGGGGTCCAGGTGGTGATCTTGCGCACGGTGCCAACGCCCGCGCCGACAGGGAACAGCGAGGTGTCGCTCGTGTCCAGGCCTTCGAACGTGAACGAAGTGCCCGACGCCGCCTTCGCGCGGAAGACGCGGCCATTGGCCTTGCTCCAGCCGCCGGTGTATTCGAAGTAATCGCCGGCGGCGAAGGTGTTCGTCGCGGTGGCCACGGCCTCGGTGGCGTTGGTGATCGCGGTGATGCTGACAGCAGCGGCGAGTGCGGACGCTACTGCGAACGCGATGTTATTTGGCAATTGCATATCGGCCTTTCAGGGGTAAAGCCCGGAAGCCGGGCAAGAAAAAAGCCGCCTTGATTTCTCAGGGCGGCTTGGGGATAAAACTGGTATGGGTCAGCAGAAGAGCATGAAGTCCTGCATGGTCCCGCGTAAATTGGTGCCTTCGTCGTACGTGGCCACGCGGCCGCTCGCGACTTCGACCTGCAGCGCGGTGGCAGAGCGCAGTGCATCCTCGACCAGCATGCCGATCTCGGACGCCTCGATGCGGCGCTCGCTCCAGACGTTGACCTGGATGCGCACGCGCTGCTTGTCCGGGCGGTCACCGCTCAGGAAGTTCATCGGCTCGCCGCCCACCACCTGGTAGGTGATGTATGGCTTGGGCGTGTTCACCTCGGCGACGTCGGGGAAGACGCGCCCGCCGGCCAGGTGGCTCAGCGTGCTGCTTACGTGTTCTTCGGGCGTCATGATCCGGTCGAGTTCCTGGTCAGTTGTTCGGTCAGCGTGCGCGTCATCGCGTCGACGGCAACCTGCTTTTTGCTTTCGTAAGCTGGGCGCATGAATGCGTAGGCAGGCACTTTCGCCGACCCAAATTCCAGCTCCGCAATCTTGTTCCTGTGAGCCTTCTCGGCCTCCCTGTGGCCTTTCCAGTCAAACTTGCGGCCCGTCTTCGCGTCGATGTTTTTGTTCTTCCTGACGACGTTGTGTCCATCCTCGACCCATCGCCAGTAATACGCATCCGACCCGCCGCGTGGCCCCTTGCGCACCGTGACCAAGTAGACCTGGCGCCGCGCGCCGTCGGAGTCTTCTTCGACCCGTTTGATAATTATGTTGTTGTGAATGGTGTAAGTCTTAGCCCGCTTACGCGCGTTGCTCTTCGCCTCATCGCGGAACGGCTCGGCACCAGAGAACCCGACAGCGCGCAGTCCGTCTTCGTCGATCGCATTTGCGATCTGGTCGACGGTCTGCTGCACGGCGGCCATTAGCTGCGATGTGTCGAAGCGGATCATGACGTCGATTCGCAGACCAGGAACATGAAGGCCGAATCCCGGCTATCGGGCAGTGCCGACTTGACGTCGTAGACCTTCGCCTTGAACAGCACCCGCACGCCGGTGTCGAGGCCGGCCCGTGCGCGGATCCGGATCGAGCACTTGACGATCGCCGTGTCGGCGCCGGCGCGCATCACCTCGGCGCCCGACTGGAACAGTACGTCGGCCCACACGGTGGCAATGTCTGGCCAGCTTTCGATCGGCTGGCCCAGCGCGTCCTTGCCAGCGCCGCGCTGCTGCAGCGTGATCCGATCGTTCATCATAGGTACACCCGCGCGCGATCGAGCAGGCCGCCCAGGAATTCACTCTTCGGCGTGCCGGCCGGCGCGAAGTGCTCGGCGACCTTGCCCAGGATGTAGCCCTTGATCTCGTCGGGCACGGTGCTGTCGTCGACGCCGTAGCCGCACGAATACTGGACCTCGACTGCGCTGATGCGCGCCTGTGCAGCCGGCCAGCCGCGGCCCGGCGCCGGCACGATGTAGCCCGGCTCGCTTTCGTTGTCGACCAGGTAGTCGTCCGGATGCAGGATCTGGCGCACGCCGGCTGGGTCGTAAAACTTGATGTGCTCGACGGCCATGATCGGCGGGTGCTCAAGCCGGAAAGCTGGCGGGAAAGCGTCGAGCGTCAGCCGAAAGGTCTGCTGCACCAGCGCGCGGCCCGTCTCGTGCTCGGCGTCGCGCGTATGCTGGCCGATGACCTGGCGCAGCTCGACGTCGGCCTCGGGCCCGTCCAGCCGTGCCGACAGGCGCGCAGCTTCCAGCGACACGGCCAGCGCCACGGGCGGGGTGATCAGTCGCAGGCTCATCGGGTCGTTCCTTGTGTTGCCGGTGGCCGGCCGGCGCCGTGCGGCGCGCCAGGTGCTGCCGGCGCGCGCGCGTATTCGACGGCGGCCTCTTCCTGCTGCTTCAGCAGTTCAGTGTTCGGCACGCTCGGCAGTTGCGATGCATCGATCATCAGTTGTCCACCCTGTTAAATTGAATGGTCCGGTAGAAGCGCTCGCTGTTCGCACAGTCGATGCGCAGGTCGCAGTAGTTCACGCCAGCCGGCAAGGTGTCCATGCCGCCCAGCTTCACGAGGATGAGCGGGCCCTGGATCACAGCCGCCACCAGCACGCTCACGCCCACCGGCTGCGCCAGCACCGCGCTGGCGGTGGTGTTGCTGTCGGCCAGGTCGTTGCTGATGTCAGCCACGAAGTAGCTTTCGTCGTCCGCATCCTTGTTGAGCGACCACGATCCCACCTGCTGCTTGAACCAGATCGTGCGGTCGAACCGCTCGCCGTTCGCGCACGTGACGCGGAATGTGCAGAAGTTGGCCGCGCCGGTCGCGGCATTGAAGCCGCCCAGCTTCACCGGGATCAGCTTGCCCTGGATGACGGGCTGCTGGAGTACCGTCACGCCGGCGGCGATCACCTCGACGGATACAGCAGTGGTCTTGCGCTCGTCCAGGTCGACCGTGATGTTGGCCACCCAGTACCGCTCGTCGAGCGGGTGTTTTGCGCACCACCACTTCCCCGCTTCCAGGTAGGGTGCGTTCAGCATAGGCGCGCTCGGCACAGTGCCGAACGCCACCACGCGCGTGCCGCCTGGGAATGCGACCCGGCGGGATTCCGCCACCGTCGAGGCCGTCACCGCATTCTGCGCAGGCTGCTCGACCAGCGTGGTGAAGCTCGCCGACAGCGGCGTGGCGCGATTGCCAGCGGCGTCGAAGGCGCGCATCCGAACCGAGTGTGCGGTGCCTGCAGGCCGGCCAGAAACCACCACCGACCGGGCAGCATTGGCGATCAGGCTGTAGCTCGTGCCGCCGTCGATGCTGTATTCGTAACCAGTGACGCCGACTGCATCGGTCGCTGCCGAGCACGACAGCGTGGCGCCCGACGTGGTGATGGAGGACACCGTGATCTCGCCGGTCATCACTGGTGCGGTCGTGTCGGCGGCGACCGATGTCGTCGCGGTAGCGGTGAGCGGCGTCGCGTAGTTGCCGGCCGCATCTTTTGCTCGCACCCGGACAGCATGTCCAGTTGCAGCGGTCTTGCCGGTTACAACGAGTGTCAGCGCAGTGCCAACACTCGCGTACGCGCCGCTACCGTTGTCGACCTCATACCCGGTGACGCCCACGGCATCGGTTGCAGCGGGCCATGCAAGGGTAAAGCCGCTGGAAGTTTGACCGCTGACCGTGATGGCGCCCGTCATAACAGGGGCGGTAGTGTCAGCAGCCGGCGCATCCAGACCAAATGCGGCTCGATAAACCGATTGCAGGCCCGGGGTGGTGCCGTCCCCATATGTCATCGCGTCGAGGCCCGTGGGCCCCGCATGAACACCATCACCGCCAATAAAATTCGGCGATGTGAAATATGCGGATTTAAATGTCGGAGCGCTCGGGTTCGTGTAGTCGGTGATGATCGCATCACTGTCAAAGCAAAACACGGTTGTGCCGTTTGCCAGGGACTTGGCGTACGCGATGCATTGCTGGCGAGCCGATTCCGTTGCTGCGCTATAGCCACCAACGTAGTAGTCGGTATCAAAAACGAATTTGACGTTGGCAAGGCCGGCCTTTGCCCGCACTGCCGCCATGAAGTTGTCATTCGCCGTCTTGAAGTTGGCGAATGAGGAAAACCCGTTTTGACTGAACCCAGGTAGGTGGATCACGGTAGGCCGCACGCCGGCGTCAATCTGGTCCAGCGCCAGCAGCAAATAGTTTGCCTGCGTATGCCCCGAGCCGGCAGCGTTGACGGTACTGATTGGCCGGGCCGGCGTGCTGAGCGACATTGCCGCCATGCGCGCAGGACTGGCGAACCGGTTGATGTTGTACGCGGCAGACTTGCGGCTATCGCCCGTGAACAGCAGCAATTCCGTAGGAAGAGCCGATGCCGTATTGGTGACGATCGGCGTCCCAGGAAATGCATAGTCACCGTTGAATGGCGTGCCCGAAGGCAGCGTAGCCAGATTCGCGATACCGTCCACGCTACTTTGGGCGTTACAGAACCACTCACGGAACCATGGTTGAGCGCCTCGAGCGGAGTCCCACGCGCTGCTGTTACTGCTGCCTTGCGTGTAGCCGCCGGCCGAATCGATTTGAACGACCTTCACCAGCAAGATGCCACCCGGCTTGCCGTCGGCCCGCGGCACGCTCGCCAAGTCCATCACGTCAGTCGACATGTGGATGCACCCGTTGTTATTGCCAACGTTCGGCGCCAGCCCGATTTGTTTTGTCGCAGCACCACCGAATGTGGCGTCTTTCCAGCCGTTCGCGGATTTGTCGTTATAAGCAACGCCGGCGCGCATAGGCACCCATGCGTTATTCGCCGTATCGACGGCAATCGCGTCGGTCACGGCAAATTGCACCTTGTAGGTGCCAGGCGTACCCGAAAGGACTTTGCTACCGATCAGGTGCTGAACCTGGTCGAACGGGGCGTCGAATTCGAATTTGTACCAGCAAGTCCGCAGTCCAGACGAGCCGCCGTTATAAGCCTCGTTCGGGCGAAGTTTTACTGCTTGCTGGGTGATCGCCATATTTTTAGACTGCCTTGTGGATTGTTTCCAGCTCGATAGTTTTCATTCGCCCGCGTCGCTCATACATCACCGTGGTGACGCCGAGTTCGCGGAGCATGTTCAGTGCGCGCGCATGCGTCGCGCGGTCGATCTTGCCGACGGCGCCGTGCACATACACGGTGCTGCTTGTCAGGTGGGTGACCGTGATGATTCCGTCATACGGCCGGCGCGCCTCGTAGCCGCCAGGCTCGGAGTACGCACGGATCGTCGAGACCTCGGGGGTCATGTGCAGGTGGGTCATCGCGGTCTGCCCTGCTGTTACTGCCCGAACGCCAGCGATTCGGCGTAAGCGACTGCTTCCGGGCTGGTATCGACCACGTCCGGGATCGTCTTTGCCAGCGCCGCATCGATCTCGATGACATCGTTGGGCTGTCCGTACGCGCTGGCCGCCAGGACGCGAGCCTTGACCAGCTCAGACAGGAATTCGGGCTCGCCTGCATCCGGCGGCAAATCCAGGCCTGGGGTATCGACCACGTCCGGGATTTCCTGCGCCGGCGGTTCGCTATCTGCCGGCCCTTCGACCTGGTCAGGCACGTCGGGAGTGAGTGCCGGCAGATCCGAGTTCGTCGCCTCGATGCCTGCGGGTTTTGCTTTTGCCATCAGTGTTCTCCGGTGAAGTGGCCAGCCGAAGCCGGCCACTGGTTACGATCAGGTCGCGCTGTTCTGGTAGTACTTCACCGCGCCGCCGACGTCGATCAGATTTGCACCCGAGCGGCAGAACGCCAGGAAGCCGACTTGGCCGTTCTCGGTGTACTTCGAGTCGGTCATGCGGAACAGGGTGAAGTCCATGACATCGCGGACCATATACTTCGAGAAATCACCGAACAGGACCGACTTGGCGTTCGCAGCCATCACCGGCATGTGCTGGTTGATGACGATCTCGCGGCCCAACAGGCGATCGGGGGCGCCGCCCGCGTTGCCGGTCTCGTAGCCTGGCACGAAGATCGGGCGACCCTGGGGATCCTTCACTTTCCGCAGAATCCGCAGCGTGTCATCGTTCATCATCCACTTACCGGCTGGGCGGTAATACGGGTCGACCGAGTGCTCCAGATCGACCAGGTCGTCATACGTGATGGTGACCGTCTGACCAGTTGCGCCGACCTTGCCCGCGCCTGCTGCCGGCACGAGACCGCGAGGCTGGCCGGTGCCGGTACCCAGGGTATGGTGGCGGTTCTGGATGCGCCCGAGACGCAGCTGAAGCAGATTCTGGATATACGACTCGATGTTGAAGAACGAATCCTGGATCAGCTCGAATGGCAGTGCGATCGATTTCGACGAGTACTTGTACACGTCCAGCGATACCAGGCCAAAGCTGGTGTCTTGCTTGGTCACGGCAGCGTTTTGGCCGACGATCTCGCCTTCTTCGGAGGTGGCATCGGCGGTCGGGAACGGCAGCTGGGCGCCGGTTGCGGTCTGGAATTGAGTGGCCACGCTGCGCACAGCGAAGGCGGCCTTCATTGCCTGAATCAGCGTCGTGCTGAACTCCGGCGCGACGGTATAGCCGCCTTCCGAGCCGGTGGTGGTCGACATGGCTGCGCGGATGTCCGGGCTCACGCGTGCGCGCATCGAGCGGCGCTGATCATCGCTCAGGGCCGACAGGCCACCGGAGAGCATTGCGCGCAGAGCGGTGGTTTCTTCAGTCTGCGCGCCGCCCGGGCGAGTTGCAGCAGCCAATGCAATGGCATGCTGGCCTTCCGACGTCTCACCGGCCAACTGGGCGATGCGGTTTTCGCGTGCGATCTCGATGTCGATCGCCTCGACTTCGGCCAGGAACGTGTCCAGCTGGCCAGCCTCGGCTGCCGGCATGCGCTGGTCAGTCGGGTACTTGTTGTTCAGGTCGTGGACTTTCTTGGCCACGGTGTCGCGTTGTGCGCGCAGGTCTGCGAGCTTGGTCATGTAAAACCTTTCGAAGGGGGTGGTCCGCTCTCGCGGCCGTTGGGCATAAAAAAAGCCACCCGGAGGTGGCTGGCTTAGTGGCGCGAGAGAGCGTCAGCTAACTTGGAGGCGGGCCATCGTGGCGATGCGCTGATGCTGGCGCGCGCGGTGCTCTTCGGTGGCGGCCGGGTCGACCTGGCTGGGATCGGGCTGCGCAGGCTTCGGCGCGTGCGCATATGCGCTCATGTCCCACGAAGATTCGACCTTCTTGCCTGCAGCGATGCGATCGACGAGGCCCGCAGCGACGGCTTCGTCGGCGGTGTACCAGGTTTCGGCGTCCATGGCGGCGCGCAGGTCTTCGACCGACATGCCGCTTTTCTTTGCATACTGGCCAGCAAGCGAGGCGTCGATTTTCGAGAGCAGGCCCGCGGTCGACGTCATGTCGTTCGCGTTGCCCATCGCCCAGGTCCAGGCGTTGTGGATCATGTAGAAACCGCCGTCGGCGATCTCGACCTCGTCGGCCGCAGTGGCGATGACTGTGGCGGCGCTGGCCGCGTAGCCGTCGATGTGCGCGATGACCTTGGCGCCGGTGTCACGGATGGCCTGGCAGATGGCCTGGGCCGCGAACACGTCGCCGCCCGGGCTGTTGATGCGCAGGTGGATCGTGCCGCCCTTGATGTCACGGATCTGCGGCACCAGTGCCTCGGCCGAGACGCCGCCCATCCAGTAGGCGGTTTCCTCGTCCGACACGATCGCGTCATAGATGTAGATCTCGACCTCGTCGGCCTTAGCCACGATCTTGGATTGCGGTACGCGCTCAGGACGCTTCTTGTTGCTCGCCAGGAGCTTGGTCAGGCTTTTCGACACTGGTGCCTCCATTCAGGTTCAATTTGGCGTCCGGCGGCAGGTTTTCCTGGCGGCGGACTTCGTCAATGGTCATAAACGGCTGCTCGCCGGCACGGCCCAGCGCCGTACGGTAAGCGTCGTAACGCGCCTTGATGTCGCCTTTTTCAAGTGCCGCCGTGATGTGCTCGACGAAGAAGCGCTGTCGCACCGGCCACAGTTTGCTGTTCAGTTCCTGCGCGATCGCAGTAAGGTGCCTCTGCAGTGTGTAGCGGACGAAGCCCATACCCATTTCGGAGACGCCAGAGCCCCAGGACGTAGTTTTGGTGGTGTGCCCTACCATGAAAGGCGGCACACCGAAGATGCGGCAGATCTCCTCCACTGTGAACAAGCGAGTGGCTAAAATTTCCGCGTCCTTCGAGTTTACGCTCAGCTGCGCCGGCTCCAGACCGCCCGACAAGATCAGCGGGCCTCGGCCGCCGTTCTGCGCACGAGCAATGAGCGATGCTTTCAACTGCTCAAGCTGGGCCTTATCGAGCTTCGACGCGGTCTTGAGCGCGTAATCGAAGTTGCCACCGCCGGAGAGAAACCGCCCCGTATATTCCTGCGCGGCTAACGCGGTACCGATCGCCTCGAGCGCGGCGTACGTCAGAGGGCTCGGGCTTGTCAGGCCGTCAAAGCCCAGACTCGGGAGGTGGATGATGTCTGAGCTGTCCAGAACATACATCGGTCCGTCGTCCGGGGTAATTCGGTAGTAGACATCTTTGCCGTCCTTGAACGGCTGCACCGTTTGCCGCTTGAGAGGCTTCCAGCCGCTGACGCGGTTGCTGTATGGACTTGGCCGGATCCACTCGCCGAAACCGTCGCCGTGCGACAGCTTCGACAGGATGATCGATTCCCAAGCCGCCGCCGCGGTCCAGCCGTCACTTGCTTTTTCGTTCAGCATCCACCAGTAGTCGTGGTCGGCAGTATCCCGGTCGTTGCCTTTGCGCTCGAAAAGGCCAACAGTGATGGTGCTGATTGCTCCAGCAACGAGCGACATGCACCCGTATGCCGCTGACACTCGCATTCCGGTGTCGGCAGTTACAGCCGCGCCGGACGATGATCGGTGCGCGGCACCCAGGAGGTTGGCCAGCTCGCCCATCGACATGCTGCTGCCAGAGTTCTCGCCCAGCGCCACAATGCCAGCGCGCTCCGCAGCACCTTCACGCCCGGCCATCCAGGAGCCGAGCACTCGCGATTTATGCGGGGTCGCCTCCAAGTTCAACAATTGTCCGGTCATCAATAGTCCAATACGTGAATTTCCGGCGCCGCCGCCCCGGCGGGGTTCAGCGCCATCAGCGATACCGCGCAGAATGCGGCCATCAGCGGGTCGATCTTGGCCTTGCCGCTGGCCTGCTTGGTGATCAGGATGGCGTTGCCCTTGTCTTCGATGCGCGCATTGCCGACGCACCAGGCCATCATTGGGCGGCCAGCGTGCAGCAGATCGCGGCCGGCGACCTTCCGCTCGGTGTCCTTGATGGCGCCGTTCAGTTTGTAGCCCTGCGAAATGGCGACGATCTGTTTCATATCGATGCCGCGGTCTTCCGTAATGAGCTCGTCGACGATAGCGCCGATGCCGGCCGCGTCGACCCCGATCCCTTTTTCTTCAGGAAGCAGACCCGAGTCGCGAACCCTGCAGATCAGATCGGCCACTGCTATGACGTCATCGCCTGGATGCTTGACGATGGTGAGGTCACCCTGCTTCTGGAAGTCCAACAGCCGGGGCGCAATTTCCTGTCGTCGCTTGAGCACGATCTCATGGGCCCAGGCATGGCACCACAGCAGCCACTTGCCAGTTTCTCGCTCGCGCCCGAGAACCGACAGGCCCAGCAAGTCGTCCAGGCCGCCGCCGTCGATGCCGACGACAGCGACCTCGGACCGTTCGATCAGCGTGTCCAGCGTGATGGTCTGGTCGCCAGCCGACTCCCAGAACTCGGCGCCGCCCCACCGGTCAGATCGGAGGTTCAGGCCAATCTCGATGTTCAGGTGTTTTGCCCTGACGTCGCGCACCGCGTGCTCGCCGGCCTCGGTCGCTTCCAGCAGCTTCTGCTCGATCACCTCCGCGTCCACTGAGATACCCCAGTTCGGGTTCGTGATGTACGCGTTGTCGAGATCCTCGTACGCTTTGCTTTTCAGCATGTGGTCCGGGAACTCGTAGATGATCGGCAGGAACCTAGGGTCCTTGACCTTGCCGTCACGCACCTTCCTTGCATAGCTGAGCTTGTCCAGGAACACGCCCGCTGGAGGCTCCGCCGATTGCGTCGTGCAGTAGAAGACGAAGCCTTCAGGGCGAGACGTAATGCCGCCAGTAGCCTCGGTCAGCATTGCTGCCGCCTTGCTGTTTTTGCCGAACTCGTGCAGCTCGTCGATGAAGACGCCGATCGCTTTCTTGCCGGTCACGGTAGCCGAGTCCGCAGCGACAACCTTCAGCGTCGCGCGAGTGAGGCGGCAGGTGACGGTCTTGATGTGCTGCTGCTCGTGGAACCGGTCGTTCAGCTCGTCGTCAGCAAGAATCATCTCGCGGATTGGCTTGTACGCGTTGTCGGCCGCTTCCTTCGTAGGGGCCAGGATGATGAACTCGCCAGCCTGGCGGGTGTTGAGGATCAGGGCGGTCAGCATCACGCCGGCCGCGATCATCGACTTGCCGTTCTTTTTGGAGACCATCAGGAAATAGTTCGTGATGAGTCGCCGCTTGCGCTTGCGATCGTAGCAGCCGAATAGCGCCTCGACGAGATCGATCACCCACGGCTCGCACGCCTCGCCCATTGTCGGGCTGCCGTCGGCATCGACCATGCGCAGGGCCGAGAACACGCTCAGCGCGTCCTCAGCCTCTTCGGGGAAAAGCGGCTTGACCGGCACCATCGACTGGCGCTCGACAATGCGGCTTTCCCAATCGGGTAGCGCGGTCGTCCAAATTGTCATGACACGACCCTCAAGCCAAAGCGCCCGGTGCCAGCCGCTTTCGCGGCTGCTTCTTTCTCGTCCTTCTTGCCGCCCTCGCCCAGCTTCTTGTGCTTGAACGGCAGCATCGCCTTGGCCGCATCGATCCTCAGGCGCAGATCGGCCGCCGGCTCGTTCATGACCTTGGTGAGGAATTCGACTGGATCCGCAGTTGGGGGAATGTCGAACGCTTCGTCGGCCGGGCCCGGCGCTGGCAGCGCCCTTGCGCCGGCGGATGCGGGCGGCTGGCGGCGCTGATCGAGGTAGGCTTTAACATCCGGATCTTTAACAATTCGGGACCCAGCAGCTGATGCCGTTTTCTCGCTGAAGCCGGCACTGATTGCCGCATCCTTGTTGGAGAGCCCGGCCAAAACGGCATCGGCGAAGGCTCGCTTTTTGCCTGTTAAAGCCATTAACAAACTCCTTGAAGGGGACTTTTATCTCTACGTGAGGAACTAGTCGGTGTCTGACCAAATAGGGTCCAGACTTTCGATGCCCCCCCCCTTACGGCCAGCGCACCGACCGCGTGGGTGGAGGCGGAGGCGCGAGAGGCGGAGCGCGATAATCGACAGCGAGGCACACTGGCGTGATGCTGTCGGGCGTGGTCGAGTAGCCCTGTCGCAGCACCGTCATCGCGAGCCCGCCGGACAGCACCAGCACCTTGACATCGGCCCACAGCGGCCGCCGCACCAGCGCACGAATCTGATCCGCCTGGTCGCTCGTCAGATGGTTCTCGGTTGAGATCACGATCGCATCACCGGGCTGCAACGTCAGCCGCGCCACCTGCGCTTCAATATCCCGCACCGCGCTGCTTGGCTTCGATCGCTGTTTTACGATCGTGGCAAGGTACGCAAAGAGTTTCTTTATTGCTGTCGTCATCACTGCCTCCAGCCCACAAGGGCTTGATGTGGTCGACCGGATGGCCGATGGTTGTGCGGCCCTGCCGCTTGCACTCTTGGCACAGGCTGCAGTCGCGTGCGCGGATGCGCTTCCGATCCAGCACGCCGGCATAGCCGCGCTTGCGCTCGACCACTACACCAGGGCGTGCTGTCAGGGTGGCGACGCGCGGCGCAGCCGATTGCAGTCGGGACTTGAGGGCGGTCAGCTTCATGTCTTGGCAGGTACCAACGCGGCCAGCTCATCCAGCAGCAGCCCTGTCCTGCCGTAGCCCTTGGCACGAAGCAGTGAATGCGCGCGTTCGGACTCGACCAGCCGCTCGCACAGCCGCAGCAGTGCCGTCTCGTCAACAACGTGGAAGACCATGGCGGGCTGATTGCCGGTGACAGCGCGGATAACCTGGTCGCGGTAGCAGGCGATTGGCATAGTCATAGAGCACCCATCCAGATCAATTGTTCGCGCGCGAACTGCACGAGCACGCGCATCCAGACGATTTCGGATTCGATGCTCATGCACACCTCGGAAAAGAAAAGCCGCCCGGCGCATGGATGCGAGGGGCGGCGAAGTCCAGCGAACTGGAGGAGACATATAGTGGTGGTCGGTGCTGATCTTCGACATTCCCTGGCAAGCGGGCGTTTAACGTGAGCGACACTGGCGGTAGGGGCGAGGGAATCGCCGCCATCTTTACGCTTGCCTTGCTGTGTTGCGCATCAGCCTGCGCATCCACCACACACCCGCCAGCAGGAGTTGAACCTGCGACCTCTCCTTTCCATCGGACTATTGTTCAGTCCGGACTGCGGGAGCGCTCTAACCATCTGAGCTATGGCGTGTGTGGTGACTCGTTATCGGGAGTCAGGCGACCAGCCCCAAGGCTATCTGCACAGGTGGGCGGCAAAACTTTCGACCGGAGCGTCCAATATTCTGCTAGATCGCATCCAATGCTATATTGGCAAATCCAACCATTTTAGGGAATATTTATGCAAGATATCATTGAAGCCGCTAAATCCATGGCTGCACGGAATGGCGCAGAATCTGATCGAAATTGGGTGGTCACTTTTATCGATGGCGAATCTAGAACCGGCCAGCTCAAGCGACTAGGAGCCGGCAATTACTCGTTGACGAAAAGTGACAGGACTTACTATTTTCACGTCGACAAGGTTATTCGAGTTTACGAGCAGTAATCGATACAAGACCCGCTTACCTTCGGGTAGTACAGACGAGCGACAGCATCAATGGTCTGGGTGCCGTCGCGAGTTCCGGCGATCGGTGGCGCGAGTGCGCACATTACGAGACCGGAAGAATGAAGAACTACAGTTTACACGAAGTGCTGTTCGTATACACAGTGCCGCACAAATTCTCGTTCAGGCGTGGGGAGCGCGCAACTTGGCGGTGGCGCGGGCGGCGTGGCTGCCGGCGATGCCATGCATTTCGCTCACCATGTTCAGCACGTGCTCACGGACAAACCCGGCAGCCAGCGCCAAGTCGGTGGCAGCACCACCACTCAACCAGTGCGCCAGCGAGTGCTGGGCCACCTGATGGTAGAGCTTGATGGCCGCATGCGCATCCCATGCCGTGTTCTCTGGCACCCACCGGCGCGCGCGGCCGCGCTTCATTACCTCGGCAGTCCACAGGCGCAGCAGTTGCGAGAGGTGGGCGGCGCCACTCTCGATCACAGTCGCGTCGCCGGCCAGTGCCTGGCGGCAATCGGCCTCACGCCCGGCATCCTTGTTGCGGATCGCCTCGACCAATTCCTTCTCGATGTGGTCGCGCACGGCTATGGCCTTGGTCATGTCCTGGGCAGTGGTGCCGGCGTACTTCGCACGGTGCAGCAGCGCGCCGAGGTCGCCGGGAACAGCCGATGCCAGCGCCGACGCGAGAAGCGGTTCGGCCTGGCTGTGGCGGGCATCGTCCTGCAGGCTCGATGCGCTCAATGCGTGGATGTAGCGGTCAACGAACCCCATGGCTTAGCACTCTCTAAAAGACGACCATGGCAGCGTAGCATATGCCACCAAGAAATTTCCGGATTGAATTTGTTTTCAGGAGGCACGTTTACAACAAATCCCACCCCTGCGTGATCACCCCCGCTTTAAGAGCTGCACAAGCTGGGCAACCGTCAGATCTACCCCTACCAGCCCTTTGCGCATTGGCTCGAATTTCTCGTACATCGTGCGGTAACGATCGGTCGTGGGCGAGTGAGAATTGAGGGAGCGATCCTTGAAGCGGCTGAACCGATTCATCTCTTCAATCAAGAACCGGGCGATACCCATGAGTTCGGATTCGTTGTTCCCGTCGAAGCCGATGAATTTTGGGTCGGCGCCAAAGATCCCGACCTCCCCAATCAGCACCTCTCGCTGCACCGCATTCAATCGTTCGTAGGCCCTTTCGATCAGGTCCCACATATCCAACACGTCAACGACATACCGGACGTCTTCTGGGTTATCCAGATAATCATGGAAGACACCATTCAACTCCCACTTTGGCGCCCAGTAGTGCCCGCCGTAGATGACTTTGGCGATAAAGCCCGGGTCGATCTCGGGTGACTTTATCTTCAACGACTTGAAGAGATCGCCCATCATCACGATCAGCATCTTCTCCCCGTCTGTGAAATGAACGGACCGGCTCGACCCGGCCGACAAGCCGAGATCTACTAGACGACGGATTGCTTCAGCGCGCGCCGGCCGGTCATCTTGATCTGCAGCCCACGCATCAATGCGAGCGAGGTGGGATTCTTCTAGGCGTAGTTCGAAACGTTCAGTTTTCGGTGGCATGTCTAACTCCTTCAATATTTACGTAAGAGACCCGACTATACCGTATACATGTACGTAACCTACGTAATATTGACCAATTGTTGCGCATCTGCGACATTTACCTCGAGCCAATGAGCGCTTTCAGTTTATTAACGTACTCAACTTTGATTCGCTTGGCGTCCTCGATCGAGTACTTCGCTGGTGGGTGCTCGCGTTCCAGAAACTCAAGCCGCTCGTCGCCGATGCGCGTGCGCAGGCCGATGCGGTACTCGATGGCGTTGCCGCCCTTATGCTGGTTGCAAGGCACGCACTGCTTGTGCGTGTTGTCCTCGTGGAAGCGCAGCGCCGGCTGGGCGCCGACAGAGCGGTAGTGGCCGGCGTCCCACGCGCCAGTGTGGTGCCGGCCGCAGCTGATGCACGGCAGCGCCTGGTCGCGCGCCCGGATGTACCGGTTGAACACCGCCTGTGCGTCGGCCAGGTGCTCGGTGCGCGTCTTCAGCTTGGCCTTGGCTTCGCGGGTCTGTTTGGCGTCCAGGCGCTGCCGCTCGGCCACGGCGAACACGGCGCCGCATTCCGGGCCGCACACCTTGTGCGTCATGTTGCGTGGCTGGAAGCGGTTGCCGCAGCCCTTGACGGCGCACTTACGGGTGCGCGCGGGCTTGAGGGTGCCAGTGCGGGCGATGGGGGAGCGGATCATGCTAGGATTGCCTTTTCAACAAGGAGACAAATATGGATAATTCCGCCCACAAAGACGAACTCATTTACACAGATCGCCCTGGGACATATAAGGGCTACTTGATTGCATTGGCGACTAGCGCATCGAGGAGCGATCCAGGGAAATGGGAGGGGCATTTCAAGGCCACGAAGACTGGCAAGGCGACCCTTTGGGGTTCTCTTGCTGAATCCAATCCGGCTGATGCCCAGAACTACGCGCTTCGAGATGCAAAAGCCGCAGTTGATAAGGCTTCGCCCGAAATCGATTAACATCACACCGCCTCCATCACGGCTTCGATGAAGACGCGCGCCGCTTCGGCGTTGATCGCGTTGCCGTAGGCGCGCAGGCGTCCCACTCGGGCGGCAGCCCCATGAGCCAGCGGGAATGTGCCGGGTTCAACTGGCCGCCACTTTCCATCCCGGCATCCGAGCCAGTCAGCATCGCGCCAGTAACCGTTAGTCGGGCCGGGCTGTCCGCTGGCAATAACGTCGCCGCGTCCCTCAACTGGAGACCACCCGCCCCGCGCGCCATCCTCTGCTCCAGCGGCTCCGCGCCCGTCGTGTCGCTGCGTCCCGGCGTAGGCCAGCCCGACAGCCACGCGCCCGCCTGCATCCCCAGGTCGGTGATTGTCGCCACCTTGCGCCCCATGTCCAGCTTGCGCTGCATGTGCGCCTCCGGCGTCCCGCCCGGTTGATTGGCCGTCGGCGTGGCCCAGCCCGCCAGCGCCGCGAAGTCCTGGAGTCGCTGCTGAACCTTGCTGCCGTCCGCGCGGGTCATACACAGCGCCGATTGCTCGTTGCCGGCCCGATCGTTGCTGCAGCTGGGCGTTGGCCACCCAATAGTTCCTGTCGCGGATGTGCGGCGCACCGATGCCCGCAGACGGGAACGGGACACTCCCGAAGGCGTAACCCAGGGCTTCCAGGTCAGCGTGTACAAGGTCGATCCAAACATCGACGTCTTTGCTCGCAACCTGCTCTCCAATGACGACTGCAGGCTTGCACTGCGCGATGAGGTGCCCAAAAGCTGGCCAGAGGTGCCGCTCGTCAGCAAACCCAGCTCCTTGGCCTGCCGCGCTGAAAGGTTGGCAGGGGCAGGAACCAGTCCAAACAGGTCGGTCATCTGGCCAGCCGGCGCGGCGAAGTGCCAGGGACCAAACGCCGATGCCGGCGAAGAAGTGGCACTGGGTGAAGTCCTGCAGGTCGGCGGGGTGTACATCCTCGATGCTCCTGGTGTCGACCACGCCGGGGGCAATGTGGCCGGCCGCGATCAGGTTGCGCAGCCACTCGGCTGCATATGGGTCGATTTCGTTGTAGTAGGCGGTCATGCTTGTGCTTTCTCCTGCTGCTGCGTCACATACCGCGCACGCGGCGCCCGGTCGCGCGCTTCCTTGAACAGCACGCCGATCTGGCCGTCCCAGGGCGTTACCCGCTCCCACGCTGTGCACCAGCCGTGGCCGGCGGGAAGGTTCGGGCGGTTCAGGGTGTAGCGCTCGCACATGGCGCAGGGGTCGTGCAGCGTGGTCATGAGTGCCCCTTCCCGACCGCACGCGCGGCATCACGCTTTCCCTGCAAATGGACCTGATACCAAACTGGCCCGGTCGGCCATTCGCACGACCTTCGGTTAAAAGGCCTATAGTGTTGGTTAACAATTTCGTAAGGGAAATGAAGATGAATACATTTACACCCGACGAATCTGTCAATTCTTGGGACGAGGGCGACTATCGAATCTATGGAATTGCCATGCGATCTCCTAGCGGCGGATTCTGGCCGGCGTACTCTATCGAGCGGATCTATGGAATAGCGAACGCCCCTATTGAAGTTGTCGCCCGGCATGAAATACGGAATCGGGTCTTCGACTCCGAAGAACTCGCTAAAGCCATGGGCCTTTCCCATGGCGTGCATCGCGTGCGCGACAGCGGTGACTTTGGTAAATAACTTCAGCATGCTGCGACCTCGGCACCCGCGCGCTGGCGCAGCGCCACCTGGTGCTTTGCCCACTCGCCCGCAATCCAGGTCACGCCCTTCGTAGTGAAGCGCGCGGCGTTGAACGCGTGGTTGTTCTGGGCAGTGCCGGCCTTGACGCAGAAGCGGCCCGCGTCCATGTGGTGGGCGTGAGGCGTGAGTGCGCCGTTCAGCCGGTACATGATTTTCTGGTCGAGCAGGAACTCGCGGAATGCGCTCTCGTTCGCGTGCAACAGCTTGGCCACTTCGCGGAAGCCCTTCGTGCCAGTCGAGTCGGCGTAGCGCTCGACGAACTCGACGGCCGGCGCGGCAGCGGCGAGCTGGGCGGCCTGCGCGTCGATCACATCCTGCTGCTCGGCTGCCAAGCGCAGCGCCGCGGCGAACGACTGCGGGACTGCCAGCGCCACCGTCTGCGCCTCGAGCTCTTGCCAGCGGTCGACCAGGCGGGCGGTGAACTCGGGTGACAGCTGCGCGACCACCACGTACGAATCGCGCTTCCCGATCCGGTATTGGCCGATTGCGCGCGGGCCCGGGCCGTCGCTCGAGACTTCCTCAAATTGAGGGAGTGTGATCACGCGGCGCGCGGCCAAGGTTTCGACGGTCCGAAGCACGTTGTCGTGCCGCTTCTCGACCAGGTCGGCGATTTCGCGGCTCGACATCGTCGTTTCGCCAGCGCCAGGGTTTTGCAGGGTCAGCATGTTGCCTCCGGTGGTGTTCGTGGTCATGGGTTCGGGCCCTGGCGGCGCGCGGCCTCGGCAGCGCGGATGCGGGCGTCGTATTGCTCGTAGCTCTCGTCGGTGCCCTTCGGGTCCATGCCCTGCGGCTTGCGGACCTGGATCGGCGCGGCCGGCGGCTTGCCGTACACCTGGGCCGATGCCGCCGGCGGGTTGAGCAGCTTCTCGACGATCGGCACGAGGTAGTTCGGCGCCAGCTTGGCGGTCGGGCCCTTCTGCTCGCGGGCCAGGCCGACAGCAGCGACCAGCACGGCCATGTCGACGTTCTGCTGCGACCAGGCCTGCACGGCGGGATGCGTGAACGTCGCGTCGACGCCGAGCTTGCGCAGGGCCACCGACAGGACGGTTGCAGGGTCGACGCTCTGCTGAGGGTCCTCGCGAGGCGGCATCGGTGCGGCTCGCGGGTTGTCGGGTTCGAGAGGAATGGACTCGCCGACGACGACGGTGTTGTCGTTGTTTGTTAATACTGGTGATTGGTGATTGGGTATTGGTGATTGGGTAGCCGTGACAGGCATGACAGGTGCCGTTACAGGTTTCGTTACAGCTCCCGTTGCAGGTAACGCTTTGACCATGTCCCGCAATTCTTTGATGCCGATATTCCAGGCGGCATGCAGCCCGGCAGCGGTCAGCACCTGAAACAGCTGCGCGCGCTCTTCGCGGTGCCGCTTGGTCCGGTTGTCTTCGTTCGCCTTTTTGGCTTCGCGCTCTGGCTCGCCGGCCTTGAAGTGCTCGATCTCTTCGTCGCAGCGGTCGTTGTGCCAGCCATCAGCAGCCAGCACGAAGAATTCCTCCAGCACCGTAGCCACGGCTTCGCGTTCTTCTTTCGAGCGTGCGCCGACCAGACGCTGAACGGCCTTGGTGTCGGCTGGGAGCGGCTTTTCCTGCGCGTAGTATTTTCGGATCAGGCGACTGTAAGCCGCATCCTCGACAAATGTGAGGTGGGCAGTCGCTTCGGCATAGTCGCCGATGTGGTGTTCGAAGTAGTTCATGGCCGCCCCCGCGTGAGGGGCGGCGTCGCGCCTACTTGTCCTGCATTGCCTGATTGATTGCGCTGAGCACCATTGGAAGGAACATTTCCGGAATCACGATGATGTCGTCGTCCTCCCCGCGCTCCCCTTGCTGCTTCAGCACCAAGTCGCCCGATTCGTTCCGATACACGGCTACCGCATTTACGCTGCTGAAGACAACGGACGAGTCTTTTTCCTCCCCGTGCCACTCGAAGCTGGACATAAATTTCTCCTGTAGTTAATTGAACAACGATCATATCAGTACTAAAAGCGCTGACCATGTCAGTGCACTCCCTCGATAATCGAAAGCTGGCGGTTGTCGACCGGCTTCTCGACGTAGATGAATCCGCGCGTGCAGTGCTCCAGCTCGGCGAGCTGGGCAACGTCACAGGCGCGGTCGCAAACGGCCGAGTGCTGGCCCTGGAACAAGCAGCCTCGGCAGCTCTTGGCTGGCCTGGTGGTGAACTGCATGTTCTCGGGCGACTTGATCTCGTCGCAGCGGCCGAGCCACTTGTGGATGCTGACGTAGCGGTTCATGCAGCCACCATCGGGACGTAGCAGCTGGCCTTGTGCCTAGTGCCCTGCTCCATGTGGCACACGGTGCATACCGGTGCGCTCTGCTGCGGCGCGCGGCGTTCGGCAACCGGTGCACCGAACAGCGCGGCCACGAGCGGGTCACGGCGGTCGATGGCCGGATAAGCGGAACTCAAGATGACGCGGCGCTCATCGGTGGCGCGGCGTCGCGGCAGATCCTTCGCGCCGTACGAGGCTTGATTCTCTGGCCCCTGGCCCATCTGCCAGTTGTTGACGAAGCCACCGCGCTTGTCGTCATCAATGCGCGTGGCGTGGATCACGCCTAACTGGCGCAGGTAGTCCAGGCGCGTCGAAACTTGATCCGACTTCAGGTTGAGGTGGGCGGCAATTTCAGCGGTGCGATGCATGCCAGCTTCGATGCAATCGAGGATGGCGTTGCGCAGCTCCACGCTGCCGCGTTTCGGGATGAGAGTGATCATTTTTCGGCCATCCCATTCAGGCGCGCCAGCAGCTCCATCATCGGGCGGATCGAAACGAAGATCGCCTTTTCGATGTGACGCACTTCGTCGCTGTCGATGTGGCCGTCGGCCAGCGCGGTGTGCACCTGCGTGCCGACTTGACCCAGGCTGCGCCAGATGTCGGTGACCGATTCCAGTACCGCCATGTCGCTGGCTGGCTGCGCTTCGATCTTCGTGCAAACGAAGCCGTGCTGGCGCGCCAGGGAGTGCAGCACTTCGTAGTTCTCGGTCAGTTCCATTACACGGGTGATGTCGTCGATCGTCACGACGTTCACAGCACTATTCGGGTTCGCTTTATTGCGCAGGATCGTCGGAGACATGCCCAGGCGCACAGCCAGCGCAGCACAGCCGCCAGGAGCGGCGTGTACGGTTTGATGGAAAGCATCTTTAGCGTTCATGCTGGAGTACCAATAAAAAATGATGATTGGAAAGTTTGGCTGTACGACAATTCAGTCATGGATAATTCGATATCAGGTCTTTGCTTCACTCTTCCGGCGCCGCGGTCGGCCCCGGCAATGCCGCTCGTGCAGCCCGTTGATCGCGACCAGCGTGTCGCTGAGACACTTGGCTTGACCATTGAGAATGCGGTTGACGGTAGGCTGAGAGGTGGTGAGCTCAAGCGCTAAGCGCGTTTGGCTCCAGCCTGTCGCCTGCTTAATTTCCCTGAGAAGGGTCGAAGGGTCTTTGTCCATGGCGTAAGTCTATACGCGAATGGATAGGAAAGCAATCCACAAATGAATAGCATGTTGTGTGCGAGCTATACGCCCGCGTATAGTCCGAGGATGACTATTTC